TTTGGTATTGAAGTATGTTGGTGTTAGCTAAAATAATTGTATTTGAACATTTAATTAAATACTTATAGATATGAAAAAGAAAAAGGTTATTAAGAACAAAGGTCTATTCGACCACATCACGCACATCACACAAAAACAAACTAAAGGGTATTGGGATTCTCTAAATGAAACGGAGAAGAAGCAGTGGTCTAATTATATGATACATAGATTCATATCTATGAAGATGGAGTATGCTGAGGTAGCTAATGAATTTCAAAAATATAAATTAAAACCTAAAGAACTATACAAGTTATATAGTAATGTACTGCCCAAGAAAAGGGAATGGTTAAAATATACAAAAGGAAAAAAAGATATGAAATATGAAAAATGGGTAATTGAGATAGTGGCAAAACATTATGAATCAAGCCTATCAGAAGCAAAAGAATATTTAGAAGTATTCTATTCAACTGAACAAAACAAGGCAAATCTAAAAACCATATTACAAAAATATGGAGTTGAACCAAAAGAAATAAAGAAACTAAATCTACCCTAATGTATTTGAAAATTGGAGATGTTGGTTGGAGTATAGAAGATACAGGATTTGGAAATAGATTTCAACTTTGGGCGGCTGCTTATGAATTAAATAAATTTAATAATTTCAAATTTACAATCCTTGTTGAAGATGAGATGTGGGGAGAGTTGAAATTTTTAGATTTCCCCTATACAGAAACTTCAACTGATAGATTTCACAATTTAGATTATTCCTCAACCATAGATTTAAGAACTAATTGGTTAAAGACTTTAGATGAAAATAAAAATTATTATCTTCTTTCACCTGATTTATTTGAAAAATGGCCACCTTATGAGATAGAAACAAGTTTTTGGGATAAGCTTGCAGATAAAATAGTTCTAAAAGATAAAAAATTAGATAGTAAAATAAAAGGATTGGTCAAAGATAGAATTGGTATTCATATTAGACATTGGCCTATGCCTGACCAACCTAATAACTTTTATTTCCCAACAGAAGATGAGATAGAAAGATTTGATTATAAGACCAAAATGAAACGAGTGAAATCTGAATTGAAAAAATTTGAAAAAGAAGGACCTCATAAATTTTATATAAGTTCAGATTGTACTTATGATGAACCAGGTAAAGGTCCTTTACTTCCAAACTTTTCATTAAAACACCAATGGTTATCTGAAATTTATGATGAGTTTGATGTGATTGATTATAGAGATATTTTGGAATCTGATAATGAAATGCAAAAATTTGTCGGTCATTATGAAGTAAGGGATAACAATAATTCGAATTGGATTAAGGATTTAAATATTGATGGAGAGGGTAGAATAGAGGTATCGAGAGTTTATCCAGATAAAAATTCCAATGTAAATATTTTTTATGATGATTTAAATGGTGATTTATATAAATTAAAACTTAAAAGAGATGTAGTAGACCTTTTTTCGTTAATTTATAGTAAAGAACTGATAGAATCTTTTAAAACTGGCCCCTTTTCAAGTTGGACAGATTATGTATTAAGTTATAGAGACAATATATGTCAAGAGTAAATTATGAAACTCTCGGTAAGCTCATCGATGTTGATGAGAAGGACTTGGAGTTTGAAAGGGTTACAAATTCAATAGATGTGGTAGATATCGAATATGGTGTAGAAGTCATATTTGATTATTACAGACGACATGGATTTCCCCATTACACAATTCGTGAAGATGAAAAACACGACCACCTAAGAAAACTGAGAAAGTTTGATGTCGATACGATATTCAAGGATAATCAGATAGTCCAAACCATGCACGGATTAAGATTGTGTTGGACTTTCTTTCCACACTTTTGGGAAATAGTTTGTGGTAGTGCTAAGAAATCACCTATGGATATATTTCACGATGATGATATGTTTAAATCAACAATCCGTAAATGTTGGAAGTGGGAACAAAAACATTACAAGGGTGAGGATCCAGATGGAGAGAGAAATGTATTTCACGAAAACAGACTACGACAATCCATTAAGATTTATAGTGGAACTCAATCCGTTAGTAATTTCAGACCGACAGCAGCAAAACTAATATATGAAAAGTTTGGTGGAGATGGAGTCATTCGAGATATGAGTTGTGGTTGGGGTGGTAGATTACTTGGATTTTTATCTGCATCAAATACCAAACATTACATAGGTACAGAACCATCCACGAGGACTTATGAAGGTTTGTTGCAGATGAGCAAAGAATTTGATTATATTAACAAAAAAGTTGATATATATAAACAAGGAAGTGAGGACTTCGTTCCTGAAAAAGAATCAATCGATTTATGTTTTACTTCCCCACCCTATTTTGATACAGAGAAATACTCAGATGAGGAAACTCAAAGTTATATTAAATTCCCATCCAATGATGAATGGGTAAATGGATTTTTAAAAAAGACCATAGAGAATTGTTACTATGGTTTAAAAAATAATGGTTATATGTTAATGAATATTGCAAACACACCAAAGTACAAATTTATAGAAGAAGAAACCGTAAGGATTTCCAAAGAGTTGGGTTTTATCCAAGAGGAAACCTTACAATTAACATTATCAAGCGTGATGGGAGCAGGTTATAAATACGAACCCGTTTTTGTCTTTAAGAAAAAGGAAATGTAAGTGACAGATTCAGCAGTTTTAAAAGTTAATTATGGAGATATGCCAGGTATGAACAGGAAAACACAATTACTATTTAAGAATTTAGAATGGGGTATAAATATAAAGTCTAACACTATGTATTTAACCTATGAGATAGAACAGGATACATTGTATGCAATCATGACGAGATTTGATAATTTTGTTCAACACAATGAAGGTGTGGATATAAATCTTAATATTGCCTCCTATGGTGGAGATGTGTATTCTATGTTGGGAATAATTGATTATTTCAAGACATTACCTGTTAAGGTAAACACACAATGTGTAGGAGCTTGTATGTCAGCAGCCGCAGTAATACTTGCGTGTGGAACTGGTAAAAGAACAATGACACAAAATTCTACGGTTATGGTTCACGAGGGTTCAGCATTTGAAGCAGGTAAAACATCAGATGTCCTCAAAGGAGCTGACCATCTAAAAAAATTACAAAATAATATAAATAGAATACTCGGAGAAGTTACAAGTAAAGATCAAGAATTTTGGGAAAAGGTTTCACAACACGATACATATTTGACAGCAGAAGAATGTTTAGATTATGGTATCATAGATGAAATTATTTAAAAAAATAGTTGACTTTTATGTTAATTATGTGTAAATTCCAGTATGGAAAGAGGAAATAATATGGCAGAAATGATAAGGGAATCTAAGAATAAAAAAGAAGTAAATTCTAAATCAGCATCCATTATAAAACAGATGGAAAAAGAATGGCCAGAAATGACCAAAGAATTTAAAAGATTACAAAGGGAACAATACGAATTGTTCTTACACAAACAACACGATTACGGTCCAGGTAACATAAGTGTTGGAACACAATTACAAACAGAAGAAGAAATACATTTATCACTTACAGGTTTGTGGTTTAGAATGAATGATAAGATACAAAGGTTAAAAACTTTACTGATGACCAAAAGAGATAATGCAGTAGAAGGTGAACCTATGGAAGATGCTTATCTTGATGTTTCAAACTATGGAATAATGGCGACAATCGTTAAAAACGGAAAGTGGGGTAAATAATGTATAGATATGATTGCAAAGTAGGATTCTACGAATCAGAATCATATGTCGGATTGATGTGGGAAATATTAAAACATCGAACCTGGCATTTATTTACACACGGAAAATGGATGGATTAGGAGATTAAAATGAGAACAGCAAAATACTTTACAGCCACTTGGTGTGGTCCTTGTAAAGCTTTCAAACCAGTTATGAATGAAGTATTGAATGAAGGTTATTCAGTTCAGATTCTTGATATAGACGCGAACGAGGCAATGGCAAGACAATATAATGTTAGGTCAGTTCCAACCACAATAATAGAACAAAATGGAGTAGAAGTAGATAGATTCGTAGGTGCATTACCTAAACAATCTGTTATTCAAAAATTAAATGGCTAGAAAAAAATCAATATCATATAGTCAGTTTTCACTATGGGAACAATGTCCCTATTCTTGGAAATTGACCTATGTAGATAAGGCAATACCATTCACAGATAATATCTATACAATGTTTGGTACGGCTATGCACGAGGTATTACAAGAATACCTAAGAGTTATGTATTCCGAAAGTATTGTAGAGGCTGATAAGTTACTTCTTAATGAAGAACTCGAAGATAGAATGAAGAAAATTTTTATGGAAATCAGACAGAAAAATGGTGGAGAAGAATTCTGTACTAAAAATGATATGTTAGAATTTTACAATGATGGGTTAAAGATAATTGATTACTTCAAGAAGAAACGAAATCAGTATTTCAGTAAAAGAGGTTATGAATTAGCAGGTATAGAAACACCACTTAGTTATGATTTACCTAACAATCTAAGATTTCGTGGGTTTATTGACTTGGTTATCAAGGATACGGTTAGAAATCGAATCAAGATTATTGATATTAAAACATCAACATGGGGTTGGAATAAATACCAAAAAGCCGACAAGAATAAAACAGACCAATTATTATTGTATAAACAATTCTATTCGAAAGAATTTGATGTTCCAATGGATAGAATTGATGTAGAGTATTTTATAGTAAAGAGAAAGTTGTATGAGAATACAGACTTTCCTCAAAAGAGAATACAGACTTTTATACCAGCAAATGGAAAACCATCTATTAATAAAGTTAATAGAAGATTGGAAGCATTTATGAAAGAGTGTTATGATCCTGATGGAAACATAATTGAACACAATTACGAGAAATGTTCACCTCAAAAGAAATGTAGATCATTTACTAAATGTAAGGATTTATAATACTTATTATGAAGATGGAGAAATAAAATGGCAACCACAGGACAAATATATGCACTAAGACTTAAATTATCTGATTTTATTAATACAGAATTTGAGTCGTTAGTAATTGATAAAATTAATGAGGCAAACAAAACTCATACATTTAAACTTCAGTTGTGGTATGATGAGGGAGAAGTAACTTCTAAAGACTTGAAATCATTTATGGAAAAGTATGAAAGTTTACTTCATTACAAAACAACAATAAGACCAAACAGAGCTGTCGACCGCTCTCAGTTCACTTGGTACGATGTTAGTCATCGTGATGATATACAAGGTGATTTTCCGTATAGGTTTAGGTTTATTGGAAGTGAAGATAGGTTGACTTGTGTTTTTCAAGGGTTACAAAATTTTATAGAGTGCCTAACATTTATTACCTCTGATAAACCATCAAGACAAGAAAGACCAAAGAGAAAGCAAAAAAGAAACGATTACGAGGATTAGATGAAACGAATTGGTATAGTAGGGGCAAGAACTTATACTAATAAGAGAAAAGTAAAAGAATTTGTATTTAAATTAAAACAGAAATTTGGTGATGGTGTAGAAATAATAAGTGGTGGACAACCAAAAGGTGCAGATGGGTATGCTAAGAAATTTGCATTAGAGTTTGATATGAAATATGTAGAATTTCCACCAAGACATTATCAATATAATCAACATTGTATTTTAGAACAAAATGATTATGGAAAAAAATATCACATTACTAATTTTTTTGATAGAAACAAACAAATAGCAGAATATAGTGATTATATAGTTGCATTTATTCCAAGTGATTACAATTCAAATGGTACAATAGACACGATAAGTCATGCACAAAAATTGAAAAAAAAAGTAGTTATTTTGGATTAATTTGATACTTATATATATGTATATATGGAGATTAATATGAAAAGTGAAACAAAGCTAACTTCGGTTAAAATAATAACTTCTTTATATAAGAAGTTTAAAGGAGTCGCTTTAAGTGAAGAATTCACATTGCAGAAGTTAGTAAATAGGTCTATGGATAGGTATTTAAAAGAAGAAGAATATAAAAAATCTATCGTAGATTATGATAATTTACAGATTAGTGGTAGTAATTTTTAAGATAAGGGAAGGTTATGTCAAAG